CGGGAGACGTAAAAGCAGGAGGAAGTATTTCTATGTAGGAGTGATAATATGAAATTATCAAAAGAAGAAAAATTAGAAAAAGCATTGTACAACTGGATAGATGCAAATGACATAGTAGAAGAAGATATAGTAAATATGATAGAACGGACATAGTATAAGTAAATCAAGAATAGCAACTCATGTAAGTGATAGTAAACAAAAGCTAAAGAGGTTAGAGTTATTATTAAAAGAGTGGTAGAAAGATAAAAGGTGAGCAAATGGAAAAAGAAGATTGTTTTGCATATGTAAATAGACAAGGATATAAAGGGTGTAGGGCATTAAATGAATTATATTGTAATAAAGAAGAATGTAAATTTTATAAAAAAGAAACAGAAATAAATGTAGACCAAATAAATAAGGCTATTATAGCTTATGAAGAAGGGAGAATATAATATGAGCATTAATATTGGGAAAGAGACAAGTATTATAACAGTTTATAAAGATGATAAAGGAAAATACAAGATATATTTAAAAGGAACAGAAACAAAAGAAAATGGAGATATAGAAGATATATTTATGGTAAAAAAAGTGCAATTCAAAAAGGGTGTAGAAGTAAAAAATAGAACTAAAATAGAAGTATTAAAAGGATGGACAAGCTGTTACAGAATAAAAACAGAAGAAGTAACAGAAGATGGTAAACCAAAATATAAATATTTTGACAAATACTTTATAAATGATTTTAAGGTATTAGAAGATGGAGTTAATGAACCAACAAAGTCAAAACATGAAACAACAAAGCAAGACGATTATTCATTTGAAATAGATGATAGTAATTTACCTTTCTAAAGAAGGTGATTAAATGAAAAATAAACGAGAAACAATAAGAAAAGGAACAAAGCCGTGCAGGAATATAGGTTTATTCCTGTATGGCAGATTAAGAAAAATACATAAAGCAGTAGCATATTGTAAATTACATAAATGTTATTTAGAGCCAAAAGACATAACAGAAAAGCAATGTAATAAAAAGAAGTGCAAATATAAGGAGGAAGTATAGCTATGAAAATATATTTAGGAAATTTAACAATAACTCAATTAGAAGATAGATGTGGGGTTAAATTTGAAGAAAAAGACTATAAGTGGTTAAAAGAACATAGACAAGATAATGCAAAAATAAAGACAAAAGATAAATTTCATATATTTGATATACCATTTATGATACAAACAGGAGAAGATATATCAAAAGAAATAATAAACATTTTAAGTAAATATAATGATAAGCAACCGTTTAAAGAATGTTTGCGAGTAGGAATAGTAGATTATAGGGAGGAATGCTAAAGGAAAAATCAAGGTAAAAAAATGTTAAAAACAAAAGAAGAACACCTAGAAGAAATACAGAAAAAAGAACAATTAGTACAAGCAGGTAAAAATCAAATAATGGAAGAATACAAAAACAATCTACCACAAGAATTAAAGAAAAGATTAGATATCATAGCTATTAATATCTCATGTCAGGAAGAAGTTCAAGGATTAAGTTCAATTGAGATAAACGAAATACTAAGACCACATAATTTAATAGGAACTAATCCAAAATATAGTGCAGACCAACTGAGAGTAATATTTGATTATTATAGAGAAGCATTAATAACTATAAATAAGAAATATAAGTATCCACCTTCTAAAGAAAACTTTTGTGCATTTGCTGGCATGAGTACAGCTACATACAATAAATATTTACAATCTCCGAATGAAGAAATGCAAGAATTAATGTTAATTATAGATGACTACATAAGAGAAAATATGCTTACATCTGCTCAAATAGGAGAAACAAAAGAAATAACTACAATGTTTAGAGGAAAGACAGCTCATGGTATGGTGGAAGCACAAAGCCCAATAGTAGTAGAACATAGAAGTGAAACGGATATGTCACAAATAAATAAAATGATAGAAGCGGTAAAAGCAGGAAAGAGTTTAAAAAGCATAGAGCTAGATAAAAAAGATTATAAAGTGGAGGGTGAGTAAATATGTCAAAAGAAGAAAAAGCAATAGAAACATTAAAAAATATGAAGCAAAGCATAGATAAATTAAAAAATAGAGATGGAGAAACTATGTTAATGGTAGACGTATGCATAGAAAATATAATCGCATTTTATGATGAATGGGAAAAAGATTATAATTAGGAGGTTACAAATGAACATTGAACTAATACCTTATGGAAAAGAAAATAAAATAAGTAGAAAAAGTTTAATGAAATTAGCAAACATACAAGATGAAAAAGTATTTAATGAAGAAGTAGCAAAACTAAGGAAGAAATATATTATATTCTCTACATATACAGAAGATGTAATGTATTGGAGAAGTAATAACAAAGAAGAACTACAAGAATTTATCAAAAAGTATCAGCACAAAAGTTATGATACTAGCAGAATGATAATGCTAGCATATAGAGAATTGGAGGAGATAGAAAAGTGATAACTAAACAGGAATTTGTAGAAATTATTAACAGATTAAAAAACTATAATGATTTGCAGAATAAAATAGACGATTTGTTTAAAGACAATATAGAAAATAGAGAAAGAGATTTTATGAATGCAGGAAGCATATGCATAGGACATGAAACAATAGTAGTTAAATTATTGGAAGATATCTTTAATGATAAAGGAACTATAAGTTGGTGGCTATATGAGTGCAATTATGGGAGAGATTTTAGTTTAGGAGATTTAGAAGTAAATGGAGTAGAAATAGATTTAATTACACCAGAAAAATTATATGATTATTTAATAGAAGTAATGGAGGAAAAAGATTATGAGTAATGAAGAAGTAAAAGAAGAAGTTGAGAAAGTACCAGAAGAAGTTTCAGAAAAAGAGTTTGAAGAAATGCAGGCAGTAGCTGAAGAAGTGGAGCAAAGAAGTAAGCGAAACTTTACTAATATAACAAAATTGAAATGTGATTATACAGTATACAAAAGAGAAAGAGAAGTATTAAAAATGCATGTTATAGATAAGTGTCAAAATTGTAATAGAAAATTCAAAGAAGGTGACTTTTTATACTCTGCTTATGTTGAAAATAAAGATACTAAACAAAATTATATAATTTGTAAAAAATGTGCTAGAAAACAACTTGACTTTATATCAAATTTGATATAAAATATATCATAAATGATATATTTTATCAAGGAGAGAATTAAAATGGTAGGAGATAATATAAAAAAAAGAAGAGAAACATTAAAACTAACCCAAGAAGAAGTTGTTAAACAAATGTATGAATACTATAAAGAAGTAGGAGAAGAAGTAGGAACTTTTACGCAAGCACAATTGAGCAATTGGGAAAACAATAAAAGTAAACCTTCATTAAAAAATTTAAACGATTTATGCATTATATTAGATACAACATTAGATAAACTATTAGAAGAAAATCAAAAAAAAGATTTTCAAAATATATTTATAACAGAAGGTTATAACGTAGCGAAAAGATTTAAAAAAGTTACAAATAAAAATGACATAACTACTAAAATATATGAATTACAAAATATAATAAAAAAAGAGAATATAAATGAATTAATAAGTTTTTTTATTGAAATTTATGTAACAGCAAAGAAAAGTATTGAAAATGATATATCTATAATATTATTAGATACGATTATGCACAAAAATGATAATGATACAAAAGAAAATTTTATTAATTATATGACTATGTTCGAAATTGGATTACACAATGGAAATGTGGCAAAAGAAAACGAAGAATAATAAAAAAATAAGCACTAAAATTAGTTATAAGACGTTTAAAATATTAAATAATAAAATTATACAAGAAAGACATAAAAAGCCTTAAAATTAATTTTAAAGCTTAATATAAAGAACAATAAAAAATAGGGGAGTTAATCCCCTAAATTTTTTTTAAAATATACGTATATAGCATTTATTATGCTTACTATGATTGATACTACTAAACAAATTAATATAAAAATAAGCGTATGCTCAATTATTAGTGGCACAATAAAAACCCCAAAAACAAGAAAACTAACTATAAGTATAATAATTTTTATTGTACTTGACTTTTGCTCTTTTTCTTCGATTTTTTCTTGTAATAATTCAATCTTTTTTTGTTCTATTAGTTCATCTCTTTTCTTACGTGCTTTTGCATCATTTACATAGATTTTTGTTGTTCTATTTAATATTTTTTCGTAATTTTCGTTTAAATAGTCGTATTCTTCGCGACTTTCAGAAATATTTTTCAAAATGCTATCTCTAGTACTCTTTAAATGTAAATTAATTAAAGCCATGTCGATGCCTTCTTTTTCAATATCATTGACAAAGCACCTTTCTAGTTCTTCTTTAGCCGATTGTATAAAATCTTTTTGATTTATTTTTGGGTTTAATATTGTTGCAGCTTGTATTTTGGCTTTTTTTTCTGTATTAGACATATTCTTCCATTTTTTTATGTCTTTCTGTAGTATTTTTTCTTTCTCGCTTGGATTTAATATACTCATTTTATTGCCTCCGATTATAGTATTATTTATACTATTATTTTATTACTTTTGCAATATATTTAGTCAATTTTGCTTTTTATAGTTCTTATAAGCGCATCTAAAAATAAAATATATCTTCTTTTGTATAATAATTTATAATAGTAGTATTTCATTTTTTACACCTCATTTTTAAATATAATTATAGATATTTGTTTTATCTATTTTGTTATTTAATACTTTTAAATAATTATTCATTACAACATTGCTAAAAGCTCCTAAGTCTGTGCTAGTTTCATCTTTTAAGTATAAGCAATATAAAAAGCCTAGTAATTTTTCTTTTTCTTCATCTGTTAATTTGTTATAATTTTCATGACAAGACATATTATATAAAATTGTTATTTGTAACATTCCTGTTTTATTTTCTTTTATAACTTTTTCAAATTTTTTAATTTTTTCTACCATTTTTAAAAATCTCCTTTATTTTTATATATTCTTTAATTTGGCAATTGACAAGTAAGAAAGTATAGATTATAATAAATAATTATTGGGGGCTTAACTATTTATAATATTTCTATATGTAAACGAAATAAAATAAGTTAAGCTTATTATTTTTATTATAAAAAAGGTAAGTAAATTTTTAATATCGCCAATAAGTAAAAATATTGATATTATGTATAAAGTTACTAACATGTAATTTTTAAAATTTAAAATATAATGTCTTTTCATATGTGTTTTTCTCCTTTCTTTAGTATTTTTCTTACTTGTCAATAGTAATAACTAATTTAATAATAATGTTGTTATGTATTGTTTATTTGAGAACTTATCAAAAAGTTGATATAATTCTATTTCATAGTCTTTGCAACTATATATTGAAACTTTATTGGCTCCATAAGCTTCTTTTTTTATTGTTGAATTTTTTATAAAATTGTTATGTATTTTTACATTATCGTTATCATAAACATATAAAAGTTTATTCATTTTAAATCACTCCTTTTTTAATATTTAATACCGTTTATTGTAAAATCTAATTCAAAGAATTTTATGTAATTCTTATCTAAATACTTACTTATTTGTTCTCTTATATAGAAGTCATCTTCTATTGTTAAGTTATTTCTTTTTACAAAATATGTTATATATTTATATGCGTTCATTTTGTGTTGAGGGTTGTTTATTCGTTCTTTTGCATTTTCTATACATTTACTAACTAAGTCCATTTTTTTCACCTCTATTTTTAATACAAATATTGTTCTATTGCTAATATAGGATTATTTGAAAATTTAGTATCTTTGTATTTTATTTTGAATAATTCTAATATTTCACTTTTATTATTTGCTATTATTTTGCTATATACTAGCTTATTTGTAATTGTTAAATATATATGATTATTTCTTTTTTTATATATTTCATATATATTGCCGTTATTATCATAAAAAGTGCGTATTTTTTTAGCTATAATCAACGTTACCATTTTTAAGCCTCCTTTACTTGATATGGTTTGTCGTAACTTCCTAAATATAAGTTTCCAAAAAATGCTTGATTGAAATAATCTGTTTGTATATCACTTTCATCCCAATAATTTTTGTGCATAATTTCAAATAATTTCTTTGCTATTTTAAAACCGTATTTTGTCATTTTTGTATTTGCTAATCTGTTGGCTACTTCGTTTGAATTGTCTGTATTTTCATATCTTTTTAAGTCTACATATTCATCAATTTTATTAGAATAAGTACTATAAGTTTCTTTTAAGTCGTAATCGTGGAATAGGTTGTCGCTTCTGTCTCTGTTTTCTAATACTTTTTCTTTTCCAGATACTACAACTATTGTGATATAGTCATAATCTTTTCTTGTGATACTTAGTTTTAATCCTTCCTTTTTTGCAAGTTCTCTTGCTTCTTTTTTCATTTCTTCGTAAATTTCGTCTAAATTTTTCATAATAAAAACCACCTTTCAAAATTTTTTCTTTTTTACTCTTGAAAGATGGTTATTTTTATATTATAATAAATATAGACCAACTTTCAAAAGTTGTGTTGGGCTTGTATATAGTGTGTTATCTTACCAGGATTTCACTGTATACAAGTTTTTTTAGTCTTTCCCTTAACTTGATTATATTATACTATAAACGTATACGTTTGTCAATGCTTTTTTGAAAATATTTTTAATTTCTTTTAGATTTTTTTAAATATTTGTCTATTGCTTCGATTGATAATTGTGTAATGAGCTTTGAAGGCTTTAAACCTTCTTTTGTTGCTTTTTCTTCAAATACTTCCGATTGATATTTTGGTATTCTTACTGTATAACGTCTAACTATTTCGTTATCGCGTTTCCTTTCTTTTTCATAATTACGTTGCTTTTTTTCTTCCATTTTTAACACCTCGCTTATTATAAATATATTCTATAATAACGTTTACGTTTTGTCAATGCTTTAAATAAAATTTATATAAAAAAATTAAGCCTTTTATAGGCTTAATTTATTCGGCTATTTCAATATTTTCCGCTTGTATGCTTGCTTGATATTTATAAGTGCCAGATACTCTTATAATATCCTCTTTTAAAATCTTTGTACTTTCATAAGGTCTATTATAAGCTATTCTTATATAATGTGGCTCTAAATCTTTATCAAGTATTCTTAATTCAATTCTAGTACTATAATAATTTTTGTCTTTTATAAATTGTTCGGAAATTTCATTTACTGTTCCCACAATTATTATTGCTTTTCCGTCGTCTTTTTCTTCTAGTCGATAATAGTCTTCAAAGTCCATACATAAAATAGGATCTTTTCGATTGTCATTATTAGTTGCTACTGCATTATTTGAATTATTGCTTAAATTGTAGATAAAAACTATACTTACAAGTATTACTATAATAGAATTTAGAATAACTCCGATAATACTTAAAATTTTAGCTTTTTTCTTAACTAATGACATAATTCCTAGTATTATACCAATCAAAGAAGGAAAAAAGGCAACCATAAAAATACTAGTAAAACTTAGTACTAAAGAAAAAATACTTAATATCAATGAAACTAATCCCATATACAAACCCCCTTATAAATACTATATATACGCATTATACAATATATACTATTATTTGACAATATATTATATATGCTTTTATTATATAGAATAGGGAATACATACTACTATTTGAATATATTAAACAAAGTTATTTTTAACTAAATTATTATTGAATTGTAAAGCTAAGTTACATTACAAAGAATAAAAAAATATTATAAAAATGTTAACTTTTGCATAATTATATAATACTAGCAATTCAATATAAGCTTACAGCCACAAAGGATACATGAATTTAAACACATAGCACAAAATAATAGTTTTGCGCAATTATAATACCCTACCCCTATTTTCTATTATGAATATGGGGTGGAGTTACCCCTTTAAAAATTTCCAATTCACAAAAAGAGTTTTGTGTTTTTTCTGTGAAATTTTATTTTGTAAAGCTAAAGTACTTGACAAGAATAAAAAAGTATGTTTAAATATAATAAATTGAATAAAGCGTAATGGCATAAAAAGGAGTCATTAGCTAAGTGGACTACAAAAAGTGGTCTGTTTAACTAACGACTTCTTTTTTGTTTATCCTAAACAATTTAATCCAATAGTGAGGCGACGCCCGATTATATATAGAGTAATAGAAATGTAAAAAATAGGGTTCAAAGTCATAAAAGAGTAAGGAAATATTGATTTTTGATAACTTCACGTGGTGAAACTATGAGAGGAAAAGCATTGATATAAGCGACATAGAGGTGCATTGTATAGGGCAAGATTAATATATGACACAGTTACAAAAAAGTTTGTAGATGAAATAAAACCAGGGGATAAAATAACAAGATGGGCTTCTGTAGAGGCTTATAGAAAGATAAAAGAGAGTAGATATACTGCTCCATATAAGAAAACAAAACAAGACTGGAATTCAGGGAGCTTTTACAAGGGAAATATAGAAGAAATAAGAGCTGTTATGCCTGAATTAGACACTTATGAAAAAGCTTTCTTATATTCAGTAGCTCCATTTATAGGATACGAAGATTGTTGTATTAAGTATGATAACGGGAGGGAGCTAAGCTTTCAAACTTTATCTGAGATATCGGGAATAAGTACAGGAAAACTATCTAAGGTAATAAAAAGCTTAATAGATAAAGATATACTTTACAAAGGTAAAAACAGCAAAAATACACAATATTTTGTAAATCCGTGGTTATTTTATAAAGGTAATGTAATCAATAAGACATTAAAAACAATGTTTAAGAACTATAAGATAAGAACATTAGGGGTAAGATGGAGGGAATTATAAGATGAAAATAATGATTAGTCAACCTATGAGAGGCAAAACTAATGAACAGATAAGAAAAGAAAGAGAAGAATTAGTAAAACAGTTAGAAGAACAAGGGCATGAAGTGATAGATACAGTATTAGATATTTCAGAAAACAAAAGTCCAATCTATTATTTATCAAAAAGTCTTGAACTTTTAGACAAAGCAGATGCTGTAGTATTTATGAAAGGTTGGCAAGATGCAAGAGGTTGTAGAATAGAGTATACAACAGCTGTTGAGTATGGAAAATTCGTTAGGGAGGAATAATAATGTTTATTTTATTAGGACTATTATTGATAGTATTAGCATTTGGCTTTTCAGGTCTAGTAATGTGGGGAATAGGCTCATTTATAATATGGGCATTTGGAATAAGTTTTGTATGGACTTATTGGCACGGACTAGCGGTAGCATTTATTATTTGGATATTAAGTTCAATATTTAAGAAGTAGGAGGAATAGAAATGGGAAATGATAAATTTTTAGAATTATGCAAAAAAACAATATTAGATTATTTTAACAATAGAGCAGATAAAACAGACAAATTTGAAATAACTGAAAAAGATATTTTTATAGTGTGGTCAGTAAAAGTATTGCAAAATAATAAAGCATTAGTAAGTACAACAGTATCTGACGGTATGTATTATGAATTAACATACAATGGAGATAAAAAAGAATTGTATTTAGATGCTTATAAAAAATGGGAAAATAAATGTATCAAAATTGAGGAGGAGTAGAAATGGAAGAAAATAAAAGAAATAATGTGCTAGATAATTTAAGTGAAAATGAAAAAAAACTTTATGAAATATTGGCAATGGTAGGAGATATTAAATCAAGAATAAATGGAAGTACTCCACTATGTCAAAAGATAAAAGGAGAACTCGAACCAGAACAAAACACTATTAACGGAAAAGTAGGAAAACAAACTGGAATACTTGCAGATATTTTTGAAGAATTAAGAATAATTTTTGATTGTGTTTAGTTTTCAACAATCACTAACTATGTAATATATAGTTAAAGAATTGTGAAATAAATGTGTAGTGGTGGAATAGACATATTACGTTTAGTGCGTGATATGGTAAAACTAAACGGCGGTAGAGTACGGTGGAAAGACCCATTATTGCTGAATGGTAATAGTAGACACTGTGCGGTGCAGAATAACGCGCGAAATAGTGGCGGAGATATCCCAGAGTAAGTAAAGCTCAAAAGTTATTCATATAAGGTGCAAATCCTTATCTACACAATTTACCTATCTACCAAGAGTAGAAAAGGTTTCTGGAAATGTACTAGAAAATAGTGCAATTCCTGTATATGCTTTCTTAGTTTAACTGGTAAAACAGTAGTCTTGTAAACTACAGTAGTAAGTTCAAGTCTTACAGAAAGCTCCAATAAATATATTATTACCCAAGTGCTAAACTGTAATATCATACAGCTTGGAATTATCCAACAAGTAGTCAGCTAAAAGGATACTTTTAGAAGGTTGCTTTCTATACATAGAACTTATGAAATATGTGTAGAGAAGAGGTAAAACTCAAAACTAGATAATGTGCAGATATTTATCGTTTAATAAAATACTAGAGTTGTCGTAGTCGCAATAGACGGTACAGTGTACAATAAGCCTATAACTCATATCTAGCAAATATGAAGCAATGTAGGTAATGCTAAATAAGGCTATTTCTCGTGAAGTTCTTGAAAAGGAACTATAAGACATAACTAGGTTAAAGTAGCCCAATACGAGATAAAGAAACAGAACATTTTGGTATTAGATTGAGTTTAATACAAAAAATTAACAAATTATCTGAATGATGGGTGAAATTTATACGTAATCAATCGTATGTAGGGTAAAGCACTACAGTGCTTGAACAGGGGTAAAAAGTTATAAGGTCGCTACTTATAATTCAGATTTATCTTCCTAGTGGTTGAATAATTAAAAAGATAACTATTTGTAAGGCGAAAGTCTAATAATATATTTATACATCGCAGGTTGGTGTAGTGGTAGCATGTTGGTTTCCTTAGCCAAAGACAGGATTTCGATTATCCTACCTGCAACCATTATATATATTAAACAGATGATTTTCTGTTTAATGAGGAGGAGTGATGTATCATTCCTCAAGCTATCTCGACTTAGTTTATATAGTAAAACCACAGTCTCCAAAACTGTAGAAGATAGTGCAAGTCTATCAGTCCTGACCAGTGCAGAAATGCACAAAAATATTTTTATTATTATTTTTTATGTTATTCCTTGGAGGACAAGTTCCTCCTATATATCTGAATATAGTGTTTAATGGTAGCACGAGTGCTTTGGGAGCATTTAGAGTTGGTTCAAGTCCAACTATTCAGACCAGAGGCAGTTTTAAAGGTCTGTCAGGTATACCAAAAATCTTGGAGTGGCTTTGCGGGTGGACTATAAAGTATCCGCACATATATTGGAGAATGGTGTAATAGGTAACACAAGAGGCTTTGAACCTCTAATTCTTAGTTCGAACCTGAGTTCTCCAGCCATGCTCTTTAACTGTGTTGCATATCACAGAGCAAAGCTATATATGGGTTGTAGGTTAGCCTGTATAAATGCCAAGAAAACCTAAAATATGCTATATATCAACTTTGCGAGGGTAGTTGTGATAAAAATAAAAACACTTCGCTCCAATATGGTAACCTAATCCAAAAAGTTTGGAGCTTTCCTGCTAAGAAATGCGTACCTAGTAAGGTATATGGTGCAAGTCCATAGGTTATCGCCAGAGGATGGGTAGCTTCCAGATATGCGTCAGTAAAAAGTTGGGATACCTGCGTTGAAAATAAAATTAAAATCCCATACATGGCAGAGTAACTTACACGGCTGTAAGCATTGTCTTGAAAACAATTGGAGTTGTAAAAAGCTTGGGGGTCGGCACCTCACTCTGTCGCCAAGGAAATGGAGATGAAGTAGTATGAAAGTACAAATAATAGCAAAAATAACAAAAGAATTTAACAAAGAAACAGAGAAATGGGAAGAAATACAAGAAAGGATAAATAATGTCCAATATATAGAATTTGACCCACTAAATGACAACTATGCTATTACAGAAGATAAAGAATTAAGAAGATTATTCTTAAATAAAGAGTGTTTTAAATTAAGTTTAAATAGTTTTAAAGAGTGTAGAAAAAGAAGATTAGTAGCATAGGAGGAAGTTATGAAAAAATATGAAAGAAAACAAACCATAAAAGAGTGGGAAATAGAAAAAGGAATAGAAATAAAGAACCCAAAAGGCTTTTGGGGTGGTAAAAATAAAATATATAATAGACTATACACAGAAAAATTATTTAGAAAATGTGCTAGATTAAGTGAAATAAGATGTAAAACAGATAAAGGACTAGCATTTTTGGAGGGATAGATATGGGATTACATAGTAAATCTAATAAAGAAGTAAGAAAAAGAAAATATGCAGAACAATTTGCAAAAACTGCTGAAAACAAGAAAAGAAAAGCAGAAAAAAGAGCGAGAAAGCTAGGTAAAAAATAATGCAAATAGGACAATATATAAAGCTAATACTACAAAAAAAGAATATGACACAACAGGATTTAGTAAATAGATTAAATGAACTTCATTTTTCCGCAAAAGGTGGAACTATATCCAAAAATAATATATCAAACATACTAAATGGAAAATTACCACTACATTATACAATGGCAAGAAGAATAGAGATAGCATTAGAATTGTCAAAGTATAGTTTAGTAGAATTAGTGGGTTTCCCAAAAACAGAATTTGGAAAGAAAGAATTGGAGGAAATTAGTAATGGAAAATAAGGTACGAGAAATAAAAGAAAAAATAAACGTAGGAAGAAATTATATAGTGCCAATGGGTGATAATATAGAAGAAGCTATCAAAGCCATAGGAGAGACAATAATTAATAAAGCAAATGAAATTGCAAAAGACATTGATGATGTGACAAAAATATCAATATCTTCAAACATAGAGCCAGATAAAGTGGTTGATGTTGAAATATCAAAAACATATTATGTAAAAAAATATAAAGGAGAGTAATACAAAATGGAAGAAAGATTACAAGAGTTAAAAGAAAAAATAGAAGATTTCATAATAAAGAACAATGTTACAGAATTTTATGTTGATATTGATAGAAGTGCACATGCTCCAACAAATGTAGAATTAACAATAAAAGTGTAAAAGTGACTTTAGAAATAAGAGTGTGATAATATGAAAATATTAGAAGAAAATACTAAAAGGTATCGTTGCAAATGTGGCTGTTTATTTGAATATAGTGTATATGATGTATTTATAGGAAAAGATGGTTCGGGAACAATTTATTGCCCAAAATGTGACAAACAAATAAGGATTAAAGGTGTGATGTAAAGGCAAGAATATGAAAAAACAATACAAGAAATAATACATCTTTTAAAAACAAAAAAGAAAATAGATGAATACACATACTATACAATGTGTGATAGCTTATATCAATTACTATTACAATATTTTGATAGTGGTGTGGGACAAGTTAATAGACAAGAAATTGAATTGAATGCTTGTAAATATGCAATTATCTTTTTAGTACCAGCAACAGAAAATAGAATTGTTAAGTGCGATTTAGAATATCAACAACAATACTACAAACTGTATGAAAAATCAATGGCATTTGCAGGAAGAAGGTCATTAGAGCATTTCTTTGATTATATGGAAATGAACAATGCTAAAAGAGTATTAGCAGGTAGGAGAGGAATATTAAAGCCATTTCTATTTTATCTTAATAAAATTACATTTTCAGATAAATTAAAGTATATAGTGGCTTCTTATCCACCAAGTGCAGGAAAATCTGTTACATTGACATATTGGACAGCTTGGCTATACGGTGTAAATAAAAACAATTCAATAATTAGAATGTCCTATTCAGATGACCTTGTAGCAGGGTTTAGTAGAAATGTAAGAGAAATTATAACAGATAAAAGATTTAGAGATGTATTTCCAGACTATCAACAATATGGAGACAATCCATTTGCTACAAAAGAGGTATATAACTGGAAATTAAAAGATAGTAGCGTACCAGCCTCTCATATTGCAGTATCAAGAGATGGACAAGTAACAGGTAAAAGAGCCAATAAAGCAATGATATTTGATGATATGACAAAAGGTGCAGAGGAAGCAACAGATAGTTCTATACATCAGTCTTTATATAATAAATGGACTGGTAACTGGATAAACAGACGTGATGGAGATAGTACAAAATTCGTATTTGCAGGTACAATGTGGTCGCCAGAGGATATATTAAACAGAATAATAGCAGATAGAGAAGCAATATCAGAATTAGTACCAAGTAAGAAATTTAATTATGTATGGGAAAGTAAAGATGGTACTACAGTAGTTATAAGAGTGCCATTGCTAGATGAAAATGATGAAACTACTTGTGAAGCAGTAATGACAACAGAAGAAGCAAGACAATTAAGAGATGTTACAGATGAATTTCAATGGGCTTGTGTATACCAACAAGATCCAATACCAGCAGAAGGACTGGATTTTGCAGATGAATTACTAAATCATTATGACCAGTTACCAGTGAACGAAGATGGAACAACAGCATATAGCAATTATTCTCTTGCAGTATTAGACACTACAAGAAGAGGAAAAGACAATGTTTCAATGCCAATATGTAAAACAGATGGTAGAAATTATTATATGATAGATGTTATTTTTAAGAAAAAAGCAATGACAGAATTATACGAAGAAATTATTGCAAAAATAGAAGAACATCATATTACTTGGCTAGTAATAGAAAATAACACAGATACATCATTAAAAGCATTATTAGACAAAATGCTAGAAGATAGAGGGATTTATTATTGTACTATTACAGAAAAATATAGCACAGTAAAAAAAGAACAGAGAATTAAAGATAATCAAGGAACATTACGAAAACTAATATATTTCAAACCTAAAGGGAAATATAAGTCCAATAGTGATTATGGCAGATTTATGAAAAATTTAACCACATATAGCTTTGATTATCCAAACAGAAATGATGATGCGCCTGACTCTGCAATATTATTTGTAACAGAAATAATTTTATTAAGAGGTAGACCAAACAAGCCAAAACCATTAGATAGGAGTAAGTTAGGTGTATAGGAGGAATTATGGAATTAGAAGAAGCAATAAGCATATTAGAAGACGAAAATCAAGAAATTTTTAATTTTACAACAGGTGTTAATAAAAAATGGAAAGAAGCATACGAAATGGTAATTCAAGTTGCCAAAAATTCTATACCTAAAGAAAAAGTAAAAAAAATAAAAAGGTATTGTAAAACTAAATCCACATTTCAAACTTTTGGAAATGAACAATTACAAAGAGTAATAGAAATGTATGTGAACAAAACTAAAAATGACATTTTAAATTTATTGGAGGAAGATAATGAAAAATAACAAAGTAAAAATAGGTTATAAAGAATATGAAATAATAAAGCAGCCAGAAATAATAGAAGTAAAAGGCGATTATTACGGAAAAACAGAAACAGATGAAGAAAAGATAACTATTGCTAGCAAGTTTTCACAAAAAGTACAAAATCAAACGTTTATACACGAATTATTGCATTGCATAGCAAGTAAATATGATTTACAAGTTAACCAAGATGAACATACTATTGAATTGCTTGCTACTGGTTTATATGAGACTATATTAGATAACCCTCATATATTTACAATGAAAGATATATAGGAGGAAATTAAGGAAAAATATTTGTTGGAAATGTAAGCATTGGCAAGAATGCTTTAAGTATAGATATGGAAACAATAAGCAAGATTATATGAAAAAAATAAAAAAAGATAAGGATAGTTGGGGAGATTATGTAATATATGTAGAAAAGTGCCAAAAATATGAATATGAGAAGCAAGAAAGTTTACATAATTCGGAATTACCAAGAATATATGATATAATGTATCAAGTAGAAAATTATTTCAAAAAATAATTTGGGAAATAGATACATTAGGTGGAGGGATTGAGTATCTAAACTAATTCATCTCCATTAACCTTAAAGAATAGGTTGTGTAAAGATATAGTTTACCTATAATCTATTCGCAACCTGTTTTTGTTTATGGAGGAGATAGAAGGGAAGAAAACGAAAAAAAAGACGTTGTTCAAGAAATTATAGACGATGCAACAGAAAAAAATGAAGAAGAAACCAATACACAGAATGAACGTAATAGATTTTCTGGAAGAAAAGTTATTTACTGTAATTTGTCAAAAGATGAACTTACACCAGAAAATATTATAGGAAAATTACCAGAAATATTATCAATACATTATCAAAACGTTACAGAAATAGAGTATTTAGATAATTATTATAAAGGGATTCAACCTATATTAGATAAAATAAAGGTTGTTAGACCAGAAATAAACAACAAAATATTAGTTAACCATGCATATGAAATTGTTGAATTTAAAAAATCTTATGTATTTGGAGATCCAGTCCAATACGTGCAAAAAGGAGAAAAAAACACAGAAGAAACAAACCCAGCTATATCTTTGCTAAACAAATATATGGAAAGTGAAGGAAAAGCTAGTAAAGATAAAGAGTTAGCAGAGTGGTGGTACAAGATAGGAACGGCTTATAGGTGGGCTGATATAGATAAACCAGAAGATGAAGATGAAGCACCTTTTGAAATATCAATTCCAGACCCAAAGAAAACATTTGTTGTTTATAGTACAGGAATAAAAGAAGAGCAGTTATTTGCTGGATATATACAAAATTTTACTCAATTGATAACAACACAAGATACACCACAAATAGGAGAATATCAAGAATATACTATCTATTTAGAAGATAAAGTAATGGTATTAACAAATCAATTTGGAAAATTGGAATTAAAACAACTATACGGCAAAGGACTTTTAGGAAGAAAAAAGAAACTACCTAACCCATATCCATTATTAATTAAAGGTTTTAGAATTTTAGAATATCCTTTAAATAAGAACAGAATAGGTTTAATTGAATTAGTAATATCACAGTTAAATGCAATAAATAGAATAACAAGTAATGAACTTGATGATATAGAACAGTTTGTACAAAGCTTATTAGTATATGTAAATCAACAAGTAGATATAGAAACACATAAAAGGTTGATAAAATTAGGCGCAATGGAAGTATTTACTTCTGAACCTAATAAGCCTGCAGATGTAAAATTATTAAGTCAAAAAATGGATAACGCTAAAACAAAAACATATAAAGACAGCATTTATGATGATGTTTTAACGATAGTAGGAATACCAAGACTTAATGATAAACCATCAGGAGGAGACACAGGACAAGCAAGATTACTTGGAGAGGGTTGGACTATGGCAGATGAAAGAGCAAAACAAGACGAACTTTCATTTAAGGAGCCAGAAAGACAGTTTTTAAAATTAATTTTAAGCATATGCAACGAAAAATTAAAAGGCAAATCAGATAATTTAAAAGGCTTAAAATTAAGTGATATAGATATTAAATTTACAAGAAACAAATCAGACAATATTTTAGTAAAGACACAGGCACTTATGAATTTAATGAATGCACAATGCCCACCAGATATTGCATTTAGTGTTATTGGATTATTCAATGACCCAAATGAAGTATTTGAAAAGGCAAAACAATATTACGGAGATGACCTTTGGAGAAAAGCAGTATCAAATGTTATAAATGGTAACAACAAAAATGTCGGTACCATAGATAATGAAGATAAGAGCAAGAAAAAGGAAAATCAAAGTATAAAAAATATCTCAGCTAACGAGGGTTAAAGTTTAGCCACTTACGATACGTGGACGGCACGGTAAAAAACGGTTTAAGTGAGAAAGGGAAGAAAAATGGACGAAGAATTAGGAAATATTTTAAATAATGCAGAATTAGATGTAGAAGCAAGAACAAAAGCAATTAAAGATTTAATTGGAGATAATTATGTTCCTTTTAAAAAATATACTGATGACGTAGCAGTAGTAAAAAAAGAAAACAAACAATTAAAAGACACTGTAAAAAATCAGACAACAGAAATAGAAGGATATAAGAACTCACAATTAACAGATGAACAAAAGAAACAAAAAGAATTAGATGATATTGCTAAAACAAAAAAAGACTTAGCAATAGAACGAAGTCAAATTCAAGCAGAAAAAATTTTGTCAAAAGTAGTAACTGATGACAAGGAACTAGAAAGTCTTGTAAAAGGAATTTCTAATGAAGATATAGAAACTACAAAAATACTAGCTCAAAATTTTGTTAATACAATAACAAAACAAAGAGAACAAGCAGAAGCAAAAGTAAGACAAGAATTAATTGATAATGCTCCAAAGCCAAATGGAGGAGAACAAGATAAGCCTATGACAAAAGAAGCATTCATAAAATTAAGTTACAACGAACAAGTAAAATATAAAGCAGAAAACCCAGAAGGGTATAAACAATTATTTAATTAAAAGGAGGAATTTTAAGGGCAGGTACATATTTAGGTATTCCATTCGATGAGGAAATTTTTATTAACAGATGGGGAGCAGAACCAGACCCAGTATTAACAGCACTATTAGATAGTGGGGCAGTTGTAAATAGCCCAGAAATTGAACAATATTTACAAGGTGCAGGATTAGAATATACAATACCATTCTTAAAAGATATTGATAGTGAAGCACCACAAGTAAATGATGGTCAAACAGATGTAACAACATCAGAAGTAAAAGGAGATACACAAAGTGGTGTAGCTTACAAGAGAATGAAAGCTTGGACTGCAAGAGATTTCGTAAGAGATGTCCAAAAAGCAGACCCAATGGGACATATTATAAGTAGAGTAGCAAAATATTGGAATAAATATAGACAAAAACAAATTATAGCAATGCTAAACGGTATTTTTGGTATTCAAAGTGATACCGAATTATCACAACACGTTTATAACATTGCAACAAAAGAATCTACAGTTACAGACAAAAACTTAATTGGAGCAACAACTCTTAATGATGCAATAACAAAAGCATTAGGAGACCATAAAGAAAGTTTTGCATTAGCAGTAATGCACTCTGATGTAGCAAAAACTCTTGAGAACTTGCAATTATTAGAATTTAGAAAATATACAGACCCAAGAGGAATTACAAGTCAATTATCTATTGCAGATTATAATGGAAAATTAGTAATAGTAGATGACGGTATGCCAGTAGCTGAAAGCTCAAGTGCATCTGGACAAAAAGAATATACAACTTATCTATTAGGAGTTGGAAGTATTTTAATGGGTAAAGGAAATCAAAGTTATCCAGTAGAAGCAATGAGAGAACCTACAAAAAATGGTGGTCAAGATACTTTAATTACAAGAGTAACAGAAGGATTACACCCAAATGGATTTAGCTTTGAACCAAAAACTAAAAAACTTGTATATAATGATACAGAATTATGGGCAAGTGAAAGTTGGAAAAGAAAAATGCCACATAAAACTATTCCAATGGCAAAACTAGTAACTAATGGATAAGGAGGAAACAAACTATGTTTACAATAATTAAGGATAAAGTATATCTAGTTGAAAAAGATAAAATGTTTCCTATAAATGTATCAATAGAAAAAGGTATTCAAAAGGTAGGTCAAGCTCAAGACCTACCAAATGGATATCAAATATATACATTAAGAGAAATACAAATCAAATTCAATATAGATATAGAAAAACCATATTATTTTGATAAAGAAAAATATGAAAAAGAATTAGCAGAAGCCAAAGCAAAAAAAGAAACAAAAGAAAGAGCTAAAATTGCTCAAGAAGAAACAGAAAAGAAAGCCCAAGGAAAAGCACAGGGAGCTAAAACAGAAAATAAAAATCAATAAAGAGAGGAGGACTAGTCTATGATAACCGAAGAAGAACAACTAAAAGAAATGAGGACTGAAATTTTAGAAAGTAGTTCTGACAATAGCAAAGATGAAATTTTTAAACTAAAGCTTAAGAGAGCTAAACAAAGGTATCTTAGATTAGTTTATCCTTTTAATCAAACGATAAGTGAATTACCGAACGAAAGAGCTCAGGACTGGCAAACAAAATGTGCCATTGAGTTATATAACTTAAGTGGAGATGAAAATTTAACATCATATTCAGAAAATGGATTAAGTGAAAGCTATGCAAGAGCAGGACTTTCACAAGATTTGCTAAATGAATTACCACCACCATTTGGAGGGGTGCCAGAATGAGAAATAAATGGAAAAAGAAAACGTTATATATTGCTAGTTTTTTAGAAGATGATATAGATGATTTTGGTAATAAAATAAGTACTTACGATACCCCAAAATTTATAGGAAAAGAAAATATACAACCTTTAAGTGGTACAAGTGAAGTAGAAGAATATGGAACTAAAGTAAGTAAAATGCAAAAAGTATTAATAGACTATGATAAATATCTAGGAAAGTTTAAAGAAAATGACCTAGCATATATAGAAGATACAACACCAGAAAATGAACGAGTCAATGGAGATAATGCAAATTATAGAATTGATAGTGTAAGAGAGCAAAATAGAAAAATAGCAATATACTTTGAAAAGTTACCTAATAAGTAGGTGGTAATATGGCAAAGTTTGAAAGAAGATTATCTTTAGTTAGCTTAAATGAATGGATAAAAAATTTAGAATTACGAAAGAAACAATATTCAAAAGCAGCATTTAATATAGCAGATAGAATGGCAGATGAAATATTAAAGGAAGTAGTAAATAAAAAAGGTTATAGAGAAACATATAAAATTTCAACAAAAATAGAAAATAATGTTGCTATTTCTGGAATAAAAAACGACGAAGCAAAAGCAATGTATAGAGAATATGGTACAGGAATTGTCGGCTCTAAAAATCCACATATAGCAGAAGCTTTAAATCTAGCAGGTTGGAAATATGATATTAACAAACATGGAGAAAAAGGTTGGTTTTATCCTAAAGATGATGGAACTTTTGGATGGACTAAAGGACAAATTTCACATAAAGAGTTTTGGAATGCGTTAGAAGATATACAAAAAAGATTTCCCGAAATAGCTAAAGAGGAAATATTAAGAGAGGTAGGAAGATAAAGTGAGACCAAATATATATGAAAATATGTTTCAATACGCTAAACAATACATAAAACAAAAATCAATATATAGTCCAGAAGTATTTAAAAATGCTCCTACTGAAAGCAATATATTCCCATTAGTAATAATTCCAGAATGCAAAATTATTTTAGATGAAGAAACTTTAAAATATGGAGAGCCTAGATATCAAGTAATATTTGAAATAGAAATTTATACAACAGATAAAAGTATTGGAACTAAAAAAGTTTCAAGAAATACAATTATACGAGAATTAACAAAACTTATCTACGATGTTTTTGAGGAACATTATAAATTATTAGGAGCAGAGCCACGAACTATTCCTAATGCAGATACTAATATAGCCAGAGAAACGATAAGGTTTACTGGTAAAATAAAGAATAATATTATTTATAGGAGGTAATTTTAAGGGACGAAATAATAGGACAATCTGACATTGGTACAATGTTATATGTAAAAAATTCTCAAAGTAAATTTGAAGAATTAGTAGAAATTAAGGATACACCAGATACTGGTTCAGATCCAGAACAAATTGAAGTAACAACATTAAAGAGGAAGAAAAAAGCTTATGTGGCTGGTAGAGAAGATAGTCCATCACAAACATTTACTTACAATTATACAGAAAAAAATTACTTTGAAAAAGTAATGCCATATTGTGATGGAGCAATACATGATTTCTTAGTTAAATATCCAGATGGAACAGGAACAGTAATTACTGGTAGTGCTACAACAAGAAAGAATGCTATTTCGTTAAATAGTGCTATTGAAGCAACATTAGTAATTACACCAACAGACATAATAGATAAAACAAGTGAAGAAGTAACAGCTTTATTAACTACAGAATAAAAGCAAAAAATGGAGGTAAATTAGAATGAGTAAAGAACTATTAGAAATAGAAGTTGGAGAAAATACTTACAAACTAGGTTATCCAACTAGAGAAGATATAGTAAAAGCAGAAGACATGGGATTAAAATTATTAGAATTAGAAGAAAAGCCAGTTAAAACAACTAATATGCTATTTTATACAGCACTATTAGCAAAGCAACCAACTATTACAAAAGATGAAGCTATAAAATTGCTTAATCAATATATTGAAGAAGGGGGAGAAATAGGAGAAATAAACAGCTTCCTAATGCAACAATATGTGGCTTTTCAAAAATCCCCAAATGGCAAGAAGAAAAAGAAAGCGAAGATAATAAAAATATAGAGCCTAAAGGGGAAAAAATAAAGTCATTAACAGAATTATTTGAAAAATATTTAATACCATTAGCTATTCAAATTCGGTATGCCTTTGCATGAGTTTTGGTACGATGACCCAGACTTGCTTTGGGCATACCGAAATGTTTATATAGAAAAAGAAAAAAGAAGAGTAGAAGAACAACAGGAAATGGTTAATTTTCAATCTTGGTTGCAAGGATATTATAACCATATTGCTATAGTAAGTTCTTTAAGTAATAATACAAAATACTTATCAAAACCAATAGACTTAAGTGTAAAAACGGAAAAAGATAAAAAAATAGAAGTTGCACAAAAAATAAAAGAAAATATGAAAAGAGGAAAAGCTATATTAGAGCATCAAAGGGGTGAATAAATAGGGCAGACAATAATGCATATACATTAGAAGACCAAATAAAAGTATCAGCACAAGAAGCTATTAGACAAGTAGAACAGATTAAAGATAGTGTCAATAGCTTAAAAACTGAATTAAATGATTTAAATAAAAGTACAGGACTAAACAACTTTAAAAAGAGTGCAAATGAAACTGTAAGTGTACTTGATGCATTAAAGAAAACTATAAACTTTGGTGCCATTGTTCTAGGTGCAAAACAGGCTGTTAGTTGGATTAAGAATATGACACAAGCCAGTATAGATTATACTGAGACAGTCAATTTATTCAATGTTTCTTTTGGAAAAGGTTTAGATGGATTAAACCAATATTATGAACAAGCTATGAATTTCCAAGAAAAATTAGAAAAAAAACTTGGAGTAAATATAGAGCAAAGCATGAGATACCAAGCTTTGTTTAATTCTATGTCAAAATCAATGGGAATAGGTGCAAAATATGCATATACTTTATCTGAAAATATGACTAAGATTGGATATGATTTAGCATCTTTATATAATATAAATCCAGAAGAAGCCATGACTAAACTAAGAGCAGGATTAGCAGGTCAAACTGAACCTTTAAGAGAATTAGGATTAGATATTACAGAGCAATCCTTAAAACCAATTGCAGAAAGTTTAGGGATAGAAGAAAGTATAAGAAACATGTCTCAAGCTGAAAAAACAGTTTTAAGGTATATTACAGTATTGAGACAAGCACAAATTGCACAAGGCGATTTTGCGAATACAATGGAAAGCCCAGCAAACCAATTAAGAATATTTAATGCACAAATAGAAATATTCAAAAGAAATATGGGGAATTTATGGCAAGGACTTTTAGGAAATATATTACCATATATTAATGGAATTATAATGGTAATAAATGAATTACTTAAGATGTTGGCAAAATTATTTGGATTTGAAATTATAGAACAAGATGTAAACTTAAGTGCAAATATTGGTGCAGGAGATTTAGCAGATGATTTAGATGATGCAAACAATAATGCTAAGAAACTAAAAGCACAAGTGTTAGGGTTCGACGAAATAAATAATATATCTCTAAATGAAAATAAATCTTCTGGAGTATCTGGAAGTAATATTGGTGGAATAGACCAAAGATTATTAGATGCCATGAAAAGCTATGACAATTTAATGGATAGCATAAGTAACAAAGCACTACAAATCAAAAATAGAATATTAGATTGGTTAGGTGTATTCGACGGAACATATGACAACTTAAATAAAATAAAAGAAGTTATTATAGGTATAGGAGTTGCATTTGGTACTTGGAAGATAGCTAGTACTGTAACAAATTTTTTAAAGAATTTAGGGAAAATGAATGCTGCTCAAGCATTTAGAATATCTATGGGAATAACATTAGCTATAACTGGAATAACTTTACAAGCATTAGGAACAGAAAGAATGTTAAACGGAGATATAGACATATTTAGTATACTAGAGAGTGCTTTAGGAACATCTGCGGGTGCATTTGGTATAGCTACACTATTAAAAGATGTTGGAAAAGGGAAACACGCTAAAACATTAAATTTAGGTCAAAGGCTAAAGATAGGCTATGGAGTAATGATTGCACTTCAAGGTATACAAGTAAGTACTAGTGGAATAAAAGAAAAAGACTTAGAAAAGCAAGTAATTGGAGCACTTGAAACTGGACTAGGAGCAGGTTTAATGGCATCTGGCGCAGGAAAAGGATTTAAATATAGCTTAAAAATGGGATTGCTTGTAACTGTAGCTGCTATGGAAGTAGAAGTAGCAGTAAATATTGGCGCTTGGTGGAATGAGTATTGGGATAAATGGAAAGAAAAATTATATGCTAATAAACAAGAGCTAAATTTAGGAGAAATGTTAAATGTAGGACTTACTGGTGTAGGCGAAGGACTAATGGCTACTTTGACAGGTGCAGATAAAGCAATACAAGATTTAAAAAATACAACTGACGAAGCAATAAAATCTTATGAAGACTTTAAGAATTCAATTGATGATACTGTTGCAAGTAGCTATTCTGAGATATCAGTAGCAGAAACATTATCTAAACAATTATATGGATTAGTAAATAGTAATGGAAAAGTAAGAAAAGGATATGAAGAAAGAGTAGACTTTATAATTGATGAATTAAATGAAAGTTTTGACATGGAATTGTCTCGTGATGGAGAAATTATAAAGAAAAACGGAGAAATAGTTAGCAGTAACAGAGACTTACAAAATTCTATTGAGGAAACTATAAAAAAGAGAAAAAAAGAAATTGAACAAGAAGTTTATCAAAATTTATATAAACAGTCATTAGAAGAAAAAATAAAATTGCAAATGCAGTTAAATAAAGCTTATGATGAACAAAAAGAGGCACAAGAAAGATTAATAGAACTTCAAAATTCAGATGCGAGTTGGACAGAGATTACTAAGGCTCAAGAAATATTAAGAGCTACAACAAATGAAGTTAACACATTAGAAAACAGCGTAGCCGATGCTTCAGAAACAGTTATGGAATGTGATAAAAAGATGACACAATCAATGATAGAGAGCTCTGGAGTTTTGTCAGAAGAAATGATAACTTCATTTGAAGTAACAGAAGAAACATTACAGTCTATGGTAAAAGATAGTGCAGAAAAATGGGAAGAAAACTACAATAATATGTCGGAGTATGGACAATTACTAATGCTTACACAATCGACAACTTTAGACACATGGTCTCCTGTCTTACAAGAAAAATGGCAACAAATGGCTCAAGGATCAACTGAAAAATTTATAACAGCTTTAAATGAGGTAAATCCAAATGTACAAGCACAGATATTGACTAATATAAATACTACAGAAGAAATGACACCCAAAATGGTAGAAGCGTGGTCTAATTTAGCAAAAAATTCTTTTGAAGATTTTAAAACTGCATTAAGTGAAACAAACCCAGAAACACAAGCTCAAATTCTAGAGAGTATCACTACAACAGAGAATTTAACACCTGAGCTTAAAGAAGCATGGACTAATTTAGCTACACAAAGTAAAGACGAGTATAATCGAATATTATCTACTTTACCAAATGAAATGCAATTGTTAATACAAACAATAACGAGTACTACACAGGAACTAAGTCCAGAACAAATTCAAGCTTGGGCAGATTTAGCAAAAAACAATAAAAGTGCATATGAAAATAATTTAACAGGATTAGATAATACAACAAGGTCAAGAATTCAATCCTGTGTAGATGCAATAAACAATAAGAATTGGAGTGCAGAAGAAGCAGCAAGAGGTTTAGCCGATGCAGTTGAAAGAGGAGTAGAAACAGTTGATACAACAGAAGCAGGTAGACAAGCAGTAAATGGAGTCACTAGAGGAATAAATAATAATAAAGATAACCCTAATTTGTGGAATGCTATTAGTGGATTAGTAGGAAATATTACTGGTTGGTTTAAAGAATTATTTGGAATAGCTTCTCCATCGAAAGTAATGGCAGCTTTATCTGCATTTATTCCATTAGGTATTGCAGAAGGAATAGATGACAATGCTAACGAAGCAGTAAAATCTGTAAAGAGTATGGCTAAAGATATAAATGCAGCAGTAGAAGGAGATACATTTAAAACTTTAAAGAGTAGCATGACTATAAGACCAGAAAAATATAGCATTGATACATCACAATTTATTGATTATGGAACAATCGCAGGAAATATAGCCACACAAACAAAAATTGATGTTACAGAAGATGTAGCAAATAAAGTAGCACAAGCTTGTTATAACGCATTTACAAATGCAATGAAAGACCAAGGAATAAGAACGGATATAGAAATAAAACCAGACAAAGAAGGAATATTCAAAGCAGTACAGAAAAGTGCAAATGAATTTATGATGCAATTTGGAGAAGACCCATTTCCTTCTTTAGGATAGGAGGATATCTAAGGGGATATATAACACAATATATAGATAAAACATATGTACCAAGTAATTTAATAGATATAGAAGGATATTCTCCTGATTTTATAAAAGGCTATGACATAGAATGGTACGATTTAAACTTAGAAGCAGGAAGAAATGCTAAGGGTAGAATGAGGTTATCCTATATAGCAACCAAATATAAAATTATTTTGAGAACTACTCCATTATTACAACCACAACTAACAGAATTTTATTCACATATTCCAATGCGTGAAATAACTGTCAACTTTTTTAATCCTTTTACAGGGAAAACGCAACAAGGACAATTTTATAGAGGAGATAGGAAAGTATCAATGTTAGGAGATTGGGAAAAATTTGGCAAGTTATATGACGAGGTAGAACAATCATTAATAGAATTGTAGGTGGTAAAAGGTATCAAATAGCCAAGGAATTTCAGCAAGAATGTAAAGAAAATATAGGAAAGTATGAAAAAACAGGGAAAATACATGTTGTCCAAGACAACATGACTATAACTGAAAGTAACAATTTAGTTGATTTTTCAGTTGAGGATAATTGCTATGTAAATGATAAATTTATAGGGACAACGGTAGCAAAAAAAGTTACGGTAAACATATTAAATCCAAATAATGAGATAAATCTAGAAAATAAAGAAATAGAAGTTTCAACAGGCATGATAATAAATGGGATCGAGCAAGTTGTACCTTTTGGAAATTTTATTATTGAAAAACCAGATAACAGGGAAGTAAAAGAAAAAACATCCTTCACTGGATATGATTACATGATTAAGTTTAATGTACTTTATAAAAATAGAGTGAAGTTTCCATGTAAAGCAAAAGTCTTGTTTCAAGATATATGTAACCAAGCTGGATTGATTGAAGGAAATATAGATTTTATTAACTGTGATTATATGATATTAGGAAACCCATTTACTAACAATGAAGATTGTAGAACTGTACTTAGTAATTTAGCTCAATTAGCAGGTGGATTTGCTAAGATAGGCAGAGACAATAAAGTCTATATAAAAACTCTAAAAAACATATCTAACTTGTTGACTGTAAAATATGTAAATGCTACGACTGTGAAAGAACTGAATTTAACTATGATAAAAACATTATCAATTGGAAGAGATAATGCGGACGAAAGAATAGATGGAAACAATTATTTTGATGATTTTTCAAAAAATAAGCAATGGGGAGAACTAAATTCTTTAGTTTTAGGATTGTCTAATATAGAAGGAGAAAATACGGCATTAGACGACAAAGATAGTATTAGAAAAAAAGGGCTTACAGAAATAACAATACAAGATAATTTCTTTTTAACAAGTCAAAAAGAAAGAGAAAAAGCTATAGTTCCAATATGGGGAAATTTAAAAGGATTAAAATATCTTCCATTTAAAACTAAATATTACGGTTACCCATACATAGATAGTGGAGACATGATTTATTTATATGATACTAAAGGTGTTGGGTATATAAGTTATGTATTTAATCATACCTTTATTTTTAATGGTGGATACAGTGGAAACATAGAAACACCAGCCATGACAAAAACTCAAACAGCATATAAAAATACGTTTAATCTAAAAACAAAATTTAGAATAACGGAGAGAAGAATAGACAAAATAAATGGAGAAATTTCTGACATCATACATGAGACAGACGAAAATACAGAAAAAATAAGTGAGCATACACAAACAATAGACGAAATAAAAGATACTTTAAAATCGGTTACAACAACAGTAAGTAAGACCGTTAAAGAAGTAAAAGTAATGTATGCATTATCAAGCTCGTCTACAGAAGCTCCAACGTCTGGTTGGTCAGTAAAAGCACCTGTATGGCAAGAGGGAAAATATATGTGGCAAAAAACTGTAACTACATTTAGTGATGATACACAAGAAGAAAGTCAAGCTACATGTATACAAGGAGCAAAAGGACAAGATGGAAAAGACGGAGCTAATGGAGAAGATGGAGTTAATGGGACAAATGGAAAAGATGGATTAGGAATTAAGTCTATAGAAACTCAGTACTATTTATCTAATTCAGAAACAGAAGTTACAGGAGGAACTTGGAAGAGTACTCAAGACAAATGGAGCAAAGGAAAATATATTTGGACACGTTCTAAAATAACATGGTCAGATAATTCTGTAACATACTCAGAATCTGTTGTAGCAGAAGGATTAAATTCAGCTAATGAGAATGCAGATAGTGCAAACGAAGGAACAAAAGAAGTAACAACAAAAATGAATGAAGTTGAAAAAACAGTAGAAGGTATCACACAAACTGTGAATAAGACAACAGAACGATTAAATAATGATTATAGCACAACAGAGCAAATGAATAGTGTTATAGAACAAAAAGCAGGAGAAATTAATTTAGAAGTATCAGATAAATTAAATAATGTACAAATTGGTGGAACTAATTTAATACCAAATTCATCGCCTTATGATTTAGAGGGATGGCATGTATCAAATAATGCTAATATAGAATTAACATTAACAGATGAAGAAATAGCTCCATATAATAAAAGTTTAAGAATAAGAACACTGGCACAACCAAGTATAGCCTGTGGCATTTATATAATTCCAACCTCAAAAGTTTTAGAAGAAAGTAAAGAATATTGTTTCAGTATTTGGCTAAAAGCAACTGCAGCAACAAATGTAACAGTAGGTTACGCAAGAGGTGGACAAACTACATTTAACGTAACAACAGAGTGGCAAAAATTCTCGTATAAATTTACAGCATTAGCTCCAACAGGTGCATCACATGGTTTTGCTATAAATGTTTTAGCTGGAACGACAGCGGGTCGTTCAGTATACGTTCATAGTATTAAACTTGAAGAGGGTAATAAGGTAACTGCATGGAGTCCAGCACCTTCAGACGATGTAAAAGGATTTGAAATTATATCAAAAATAAACATGTCACCAGAAGAAATAGCAATAAGTGCAAACAAGATTAATATAAATGGTGTAATTTCTGCAAATGGAAACTTCAAAGTAGATACAGAAGGAAACTTAGAGGCTAATAACGCAAAATTTACTGGAGATATATTCTTATCTTCAGGCAAAAAAGTTATTGGAGGAGACGGCATGATGACAAATTTATCATTTGTATCTGAAGGAGCATATAAGGGATTTGATTTGCTAGGATATAAATATGATTACTATTATGAATCTTCGTCTGCAAAAAGTTCATATGGAGAAGTCACTTTAGATGTGTATATTCCAGATAATTTTGTAATTAAAAGTGCATCTATTCAAATACAACATAGTCCAGTTTTCTGGAATGGATACGATGATAAGCTTGATAAAGATTACAGTTGTTGGGGATATGCAAGAAATATAAAATTATATAAAGCGACAGGAAATCAAAATTATGAATTTAATTTAACGTACATGGGAGAGTATAATACGTCTTCAACAGATTTAAGTGTTACTGAAATACCACTAGTTTTAGGAGCAGGAGGTTGGACACCAAGTATACATAGTGGAGCAATTTATCAAATTCAAGGTGGAAGAGATATAAGCTCAGTATTAGAAAAAGGAGTCCAAAAATTAGTTTTTCGTTGCGCAGATGGAAATCTCCCAAATAATGTTACAGATGCTGCTTTAAGAACAGGTGTAGGAAGAGCTTATTTAAATGTTATTGGATATTTAGCTTAGAAGAAGGAGGAATAATATGCCGTTATTAA